CCGGAACGCCCACGTGATCGCGACGCGGCCGTTCGCGTCCTGCAAGGAGACGTAACCATCGCGGCGAGCACCGAGTGATCTGTTCAGGCCTCTGTCGAACCAGTCCCACAGGATGCGGTCCAACACCACGCCCTTCTTGAAGGTGATCCGGCCCCAAGTGTGCCGGCCGGGAAGCTGATGCACGAACGCGTTCTGCCCTCCCTCCGGATACGCGAGAATCTCCATCTCGCCGGACATGCCCGTGACGTCGCTGAACGCGCCAGCCCGAACAACCTTCAACGGCCTACCCGCGGACGGCGGTTGGTACGTCTCTGATGACAGCAGTGACACCTCGAATCGATAGTTGGGCAGCGGGTAGATCACAGCTCGATCACCTCCAAACGACCCTCCGCCGCAACGATCAGCTGGACCTTGATGACCTCCATCGGATTAGCCGGGGTCAGCTGGATCAGACAGATGAGACGACCTGCGTCGCGGTCGGCCGGCAGCGTCGTGGTGTCGTCGCAGCGGACCAGAAATGCCTCCTCATCCGTGCGGCCGGCGAGTGCACCTGAACGGTAGGCCTGCAACAAGACACTGCGCATCGTCTGTGCCAGACCAAGACGTAGCCGCTCGTCGTTCGGCTCGAACACAAGGGCATCGCCGGCTTCTCGGCAGGCCTTGACCAGCCGATGGAGTAGTCGGCGATGGGCGAGAAAGCGGCCCGCTTGGGCCCGCTCGAATGTCCTGGCTCCCCACACTTGGACTCCCTGACCGGAAACACTCCGGATCGGATTCACCCGTCTGGCCACAAGGACCGACTCAGGGGACGACAGCGGACCGACACAAAGGTCGACCGCGTCGAAGAGAGGGGCGTTTGCGGGGCTGCGGCCAGGGCCACGCTCACGATCGAGCCGACTGATCAGGCCAGCGACGTGGCCGCCCGGCGGGACGCGCTGCAACCCGCCCCCCTGCTTGCCGGGACGTTGCTCCACATAAATCCAGGGATGATAGAGCGCCACGGCCCTCGCCTCACGACTGGGCAGCGTCTGGTCTAGGAGCGTGAGTACGCGATTCGCCTCAGCCGCCGACTCATTTGTGTTCTCGGGGAGGTCGAGCAGCAGCATTCGGTCGAGGCTGGCGTGGGCAGCTTGGGCCATCGAGGCGATGGCCCGCGGCGCACCGTGCGCAAGATCGCTCCCCAGGTGGTCCCAGATGTCTGGCAGCACCAACAGGGCAACCTGCGCCTGGTCGAGCAGACGGTGCACGTCGAGGTAAGGCGCGTCGCGGGGTTGTTCGTTGGAGCACCGCACGACCCAGGCTAGTTCGCCACCGTTGTCGAAGTAGCCGCGCACGGCGCCGCCAAGTCGGCCGGAGGTCGCCGGCCCGAAATACAGCTCGTACTCCTCGAGGCTTTGCACCAGGACGGGCTCCCCAACCGGGCCCTGCAGCGCTCGACCGGCGAAACCGGCCACATCGGTGCGCAGGGGCGACGGTACCGGCGCAGTGATCGGAGGGACGACGTAGTAGCCGGGCAGGTCGGTCGCAATCATTGCAAGCTGATCCGCAGTCCCCGAGCGACCACGTCGACGGTCTCCACCGCCATCTCATTGGTCTTGGCGTTCAAGCTCGGTCCGGTGTACTTGGTCGGCCACGCCTCCTTGAAAGTCCAGCGCATGACCTCGACTCTGTCCTCGTTGAGCAAGGCGATGTAGCCCTCCTGGCGACTAACGTCTCCGTCTATTCCAGCTTGCAGCCACCGCCAGAAGCCGACATGGCCGGATATACCGCGCTTCAACGTAATGTTGGACACCTTTTGAAGCCCTCGCACTTTGACTACCTCGGGTTCATCAGTGCCCGCGCGATACTCGATGGGCTGAATCTCAACGGAGAGGCCGCTCACCTCCGAGAACGAACCACTCACGGTCTCACCCGTGTCAACATTTGTGACGCTCACCTTGAAGTTGTACGCCGGGTATGGATACCGCTCAGTCTGCTGTGGTCGCTTCACTGGTGGCATGTCAGCCTCCTATCAAATGTTCGAAATTTCAGGCCGCAGCGACCTCTTCGCGGGTCTTTTGTTTGAAGCGGAATATGACAAACTCGGCCGGTTTTACCGGAGCAATACCAATGAGTACGATCAAGCGACCATTAGCGATATCGTCCTCGGTCATTGTCGTCCGATCGCAACGGACGAAGAAGGCCTCCTCCTGCTTAAGGCCTTCCAAGGCACCGCTCCGCCAAACAGTGTCCAGGAAATTGGTAACCGCCTGTGTCACCTGTGCCCACAGCGGCTCTGCATTGGGCTCGAAAACGACCCACTGAGTGCCCTGCTTTATGGAATCTTCTATGAAAATGAAGAGCCGCCGGACGTTGACATAGCGCCACTCCGGTATTGAGCTGATGGTGCGCGCACCCCAGATGCGGAACCCGCGGAAGGGAAATTCCCGCAGGGCGTTAATCCCCACCGGGTTGAGGAAATCCTGCTCGCGAGTGTTAATGTCATCGTCCAAGCCAGAGATCTGTTGGACGACTACGTTGGCCGGCGCTTTGTGCACACCGCGGTCGTTGTCGACGAACGCGTACACGCCAGCCATGTGTCCGCTGGGCGGGACGACCACGTCCTTGTTCGTGAGCGGGTCCAGAACTTTCAACCAGGGGTGGTAAAGCGCCGCATATTTGCTGTCTAGTGAAGACCGGAACGTCAGCACACCTTGTACAGCGAGTCCCCGCTGGGCGTCGAGCACCGCGAACCGGTCCTTCAGCCGCTCGCAGTGGCCGATGAGTGCAGATTGCACCGTACGCGACCACATGCCCGGGACGGCGCAGATGTTGATCTGACTGTCCTCGAGCGCCTGGATGCCGGTACGGCGACCAGGGCCACCGTCTATGCCAACGAAGTCCCCCGGCTGAAGGCTGTCGAGCGCATCCAGATCCCCTCCCATGAGCGAGATCCAGCCGTTGTCAGTGTTGCTCGGTCCCCCAGGAAACGAGGCCCAACCTACGGTCACTTGCGGAGGAGGCGGCGCGGGCTGCGGCACGATCTCCAAGCGGATTAGGTTGGACTCGGCGTTGACGAAGTCGACGATGCTGCGATTAGTTCCCGCTAAATTGTCGAGACGGAGACCCGGAAACGTCTCAGTAATGATCTCGGGCTCATCCCGCTGCACATCGTGATCGCTGGCGCCCTCTTCATACCGGACGTCGACTACGGCTTCGACCACCTCGACAGCGTCGCTTTCGAAGACGGACGGAAAACTGGCCGGGGTCACCGGCGTCAGTTGTAACCGAGTCAGGTCGGGAGTATCACCCGGCTGCGGCACGAGCGTCATACCGGTCACCGTCGCCCTAGCCTGGTTCCGCCCGACGAGCACTAGCGCACCTTCATATACAGCGTCCTCTCCAGGGCTGGCCACGTGCACGTCCCTGGTTGCGCCCGTCGGGGGGGAGGCCGCGCGGAAGATCTTCACGGGCGTACCGCGAAGGCTGCGGGCGGTTGGGCTCGCAGAAAGCTGAAGCTGGACAGTCGGCGGCGATCCAGTGGCGTTCGGAACCGTGTTTACTTCAAAGCGCTCACGAGCGATCTCCACTACCACCGGTCCTGCGACATTACCTAGTCTGCTGGGCCAGGCGACTCTCGCCGTGTTTTGGCCCTTGTTCAAGTCATCGACAAGGGTGGTGGCGAGCGGCCCTGGCGGCGACCCGGGGGCTCCCACGAACACCGCCTGCAGCCGACGGGCTATCCCAGGCCGCACCCGAACGGAGAGGTCCTTGCCCCAATTGCCTTCCGCCTTGGCCACCGCACGCAGGAGGTCAGGTGGTGCTGGGGTGGCCGTCGACGCCGCGAGGAGTAATGGATCTCTAGCGTTCCCGGCGGGCCTGTCCTGCACGAGACTTGTCGGGATAGGCGCTTCGGCAGCAGCCGCCTGAGTGCTGACCACTCGTTTGACGAATAGCCGTTGGCCGCCGTTGTCGAAAAAGCCTTTGACTGCGAGCGGGAACCGCCACCAAAAGCCGCCCTCGCGATCGTTCAGCTCCCAGCGCACTCGTTCGGCCT